TCTCGAAATACAAACCTCGTGATTATCAGATTGAGGGTGTGACTGATGCATTACAAAAGAATCGTAGACTAATTATATCACCCACTGGGTCTGGTAAGTCCCTGATGATCTATGCTATTACACGATATCACATGGAGAATCAAAGGTCAACTCTTATTGTTGTTCCTACCACCTCTCTTGTAGAACAGATGTATAAGGACTTTATAGATTACGGATGGAACATCGAGGATATATGTCATAAAATATACGCTGGAAAAGATTTGATGAGTAAACACCCAGTCATTATATCCACATGGCAGTCAATATACAAGTTACCTAAAGACTGGTTCAATAAGTTTGATGTAGTGATTGGAGATGAGGCACATCAGTTTAAGTCTAAATCATTAGTAAGCATCATGACTAAACTCTATGACACAAAATACAGATATGGTTTCACAGGTACGCTTGATGGTACACAAACTCATAAGTGGGTACTTGAAGGTCTATTCGGACCCTCTTATAAAATCGTCAATACTAAAGAGTTACAGGAGAAAGGTTATCTAGCAACACTCAACATCAAAGTACTGCTACTCAAGCATGAACCTCAGGCGTTTGATACCTATGAGGATGAAGTGCAATATCTTATTGGACACGAAAAAAGAAATAAGTTTATTAAGAACCTAAGCTGGGACTTGAAAGGCAACACACTAATACTATACAGTAGGGTTGCCACCCATGGAGAGGTCTTATATGATCTAATAAATACTAATGAACGAAAAATTTTCTTTGTTCACGGTGGAGTAGATGTTGAGGAGAGAGAATCAGTAAGACAAATTACTGAACAACAGAATGACGCAATCATAATTGCATCTTTCGGTACATTCTCTACAGGTATCAACATAAAAAATCTACACAATGTTATCTTCGCTTCTCCTAGTAAGTCTAGGATCAGAACACTACAGTCTATAGGTAGAGTTCTTAGAAAGAGTAAAGATAAGTTGAATGCAACTCTATATGACATAGCGGATGATTGTAAGAAAGGATCGAAACAAAATTATACTTTGAATCATTTGATTGAACGCATAAAGTACTACAACGAGGAGAAGTTTAGTTATGAAATTATTCAGATCAAAATCTGAAGACAACAAAGAACCGTATGATGAGTTCATCGCAACGGTCAAACTTTGTAGTGGTGAAGAAATACTAACTAAAGTTATTGTAGATTATTCATCAGAAGAAGAACAAATTATTATTGACAACCCTGTCATATGTCAAGAGGTTCGCACCGCAGGTGCGAATGTACCCATGGGGTACAAGTTTGAACCTTGGATAAAAATGTCAGAAGAAGATGTATTCATATTAAATCTAGACAAGGTTATTACTCTATCTGAGATCAAGGATGATCTAGTAATCAAAACTTATAATAATATAGTTGAAGGTGGGTTCAAGCGTACACACCCTGATATTGATAGAAGTATGGGATATATAAACTCCGTAGACAACGCAAGAGAAATTATAGAAAAGTTATACAAATCAGACTCTGCTTCTAAAGAACCTAAAAAAGACTTATAGCTCTCATCTGAACAGCGACACTGTTAGTGTAACGGTATTTGCCAACCTTGTCAAGTAATGCTATAATATTCATATACAAATGATAATAAATGGCAAGAAAAAGATCTGAACATTATGTCAATAACAAAGAGTTTCTGTATGCTATCGTTGCATATAAGCAAGACATAAAGGATGCAGAAGAGGCAGGGTTACCTAAACCTGTGATACCTCGTTACATTGGTGAGTGTTTTCTAAAGATTGCTACACACCTGTCATACAAACCAAACTTTGTGAACTATATGTTCAAAGATGATATGGTTTGTGATGGTATAGAGAACTGTGTGCAGTACATAAACAACTTTAATCCTGAGAAATCTACTAATCCTTTTGCATACTTCACTCAGATTATACACTATGCTTTCCTACGTAGGATACAGAAAGAAAAGAAACAATTAGAAATAAGGCAAAAAATTATAGAAAGATCTGGGTTTGATGAAGTCATGACTGCAGACCAGAATGAAAAGTCCTCTGAATATAATCAGATCAAGGATGCTATACAATATAGAAACAACAACAGATGAAACTAACACAAGAACTTATTGACCAGATACAAGAAGCAATGCTTCACACCAATCTAAAGGGTGAAATAAACTGGAAAGATGGTGATGATATTCAAGTACAGATTGCAGGAACTTTTGCAAAAGATAGATTTATTGTAATTAAAAATAAAACTAAAGATCCTGTTGTAAGTGCTGCACCACATCCATACTTTGATTATGAGAGTAAAACTTTTATAAAAAGCAAAGGCATCCCTGCAGCAGAAGACATAGGATGAAGGTTGCTATCATAACTGATCAACACTTTGGATTCAAGAAAGGATCAAAGTTATACCACGACTACTTCCTAAAGTTCTATGAGGAAACTTTCTTTCCAACACTTGAAAGAGAAGGCATCACAACTATTCTCGACCTTGGTGACACTTTTGACAACCGTAAAGGTATTGATTCATATTCTTTGGATTGGGCGAAGAAACATTATTTCGATCCTATTCGCTCTCGCTCCATTAGTATGGTTAGTGTTGTCGGAAATCATACTGCTTTCTACAAAAACACTAACGAACTCAATACTATCGATCTATTATTACGAGAGTATTCTAATATTACCGTGGTTACTGAATGCACGGAAATAAACGTAGGAGGTTTGGATATACTCTTTATACCTTGGATCAATGTAGAAAATGAAGCAGACACCTATCGTAAGATACAGGAGAGCAAGTGTAAGGTTGCCATGGGTCACTTAGAACTCAATGGTTTTACTGCTACACATGGTCATCTTATGGAGCATGGTGCAGATTTCGAGTGTTATAATAAATTCAAACAAGTTTTCTCTGGTCACTTCCATACTCGTTCTAACAATGGTACGATATACTACCTAGGCAATCCATATGAGATGTTCTGGAATGATGTCAATGACAAGAGAGGATTTCATATTTACGATACTGAGACATTGAAACTCAAGACTATCAATAACCCCTTTCAACTATACAAGGTTATCAACTATAGTGACACACCTAGACAACTAACAAATTTTGCTGAGTATACAGATAAGATTGTCAAGGTTGTGGTCAGACAGAAGAGTAGCGATAAAGAATACAATAGATTCATGACAGCACTAGACAAGGCAAGACCAGTTGATGTCAAAGTAGTAGAGAGAACAGATCACTTAGTGTATGATGGTGAGATTGTTGAGCAGACAGAAGATACCATGACACTTCTTACAAAGTACATAGAGGAACTTGACACTGACTTAGATAGAATTAGAATAAAGAAAGTGATCAGTGAAATTTATACGGAAGCAATAGAATGCACATAATCACAGTCAAAGGGATGTCACAAGAGGGTGCATACGCTGTAGTCAATGAATACGGTGAGAAGGTAGTTTTCATGTTTGAAGAGAAAGATGATGCCTACAGGTACGCAGAGCAACTAGAGGCACAAGGTGATCCACCCATGAATGTAATTATGATAAAGGACAGTGTAGCAATTGCTGCATGTGAAAGAACTGGAACAAGATATACTATTATAGGAAAAGAAGATTTAGTTATTCCACCACCACCAAAAGATGATTGAATTCAAAACTATAAAATACAAAAATTTTCTATCATCTGGAAATTACTTCACCACTATCCCACTCAATGTACATAAGGATACATTGATTGTAGGTAACAATGGTTCGGGTAAGAGCACCCTGCTTGATGCTTTGACTTTCTCTCTGTTCGGTAAACCGTTCAGAAAGATAAGTAAGAGTCAACTTATCAACAGTGTAAATGAGAGGGATGCTAAAGTCGAAATCGAATTTTCCATATCCAACGTAGACTATCAGGTCATTCGTGGTATCAAACCTAATGTATTTGAAATTTATAAAGATGGAAAGAAACTCAATGAAGACTCATCTGCAAACGATCAACAAAAGTATTTGGAAGGACAAGTACTCAAACTCAACTACAAATCTTTCACTCAAATTGTTATACTTGGCAGTGCTTCTTTCGTTCCCTTTATGCAACTTAGTGCTCCACATCGCAGGGAAGTTATAGAAGACTTGCTAGACATCAAAGTGTTCTCTAGTATGTCAGACATACTTAAAGAGAAACTAAAGGTCTGTCGTGACCGTATCAAGGTGCTAGAGTTGAAGAAAGAATCTGTAGCAGATAAAATAGTAATGCAGAAACGATTTATCAAACAAATAGAGGAGGAAGGAGAGAATGACATCAACAAAAAAAGAAAAAAAATTGTTGATTGTGACGAAAAATTTACCGACTATCAAGAACGTGTTGAGACTCTCATCACTGGTGTCAGTGAAAAAGAAAAGGCAATGGCAGAGTATATTGGATCAGGTAATAC